CTGCGACTTCCCAGCCGTAAACCTTGTTACGGCTCCCTGCTGCATAATTGTGAATATCATGTGCAGGAACCTTGCTTTTCTTCTCTGCTTCTTCAAAGTTCTTGATTTCCAAAACCTCCGGGCAAATAAATTCACCCAGCACCCCGGCACCGCCTGTCACGTATACCAGCACCCGGAACGGTGCTTTGCATTGTGGTTTTGTCTTCCGCAGTTCCAGAACCTTTTCACCTGCTGCCATCTTCTGCCACCATTTCTGGTGCAGTGATAATATGACCACTGGCATTTCTTCCAGTTCTGGTGTTTCCCATTGCTTTTTCAACTCTTTTCACCTGCCCTCACTGTTCAAATTCGCTTTTCAGTTCAATTCTGATATACAGAATGTGTTGCAGGTCTTCCACCCGGTATTTACTGAACTGCTCAACTGGTATCTGCTCCGGCAACTTATCTGTCTTTTCCCAGTCCCATATCTTTTCTGTGGCTCTGTATGTTTCCATGCCCAGCCCCATTTTCTTTATGCGTCGTTGCTCATTTAATCCGCTGTGCATTGCATTTGCGGCAAATCCACGGTAAACAACCTGTCTGGCTGCGTTGTATATCACCAGTCTGTCACTGGGCGTCAGCTTGTCCAGAATGTCGCCCAGTCTGATTTCATTTTCCATTACCATTCGCCCCTCATTCTTCTTTCAATTCTTTCTTTCGCCTGCTGCACTTCTCTTGAATACTCTGTGTCTGTCAGTCCTTTGTTCCATACGTGCTGATATGCACCCGTCACGCCGTAGTTGTAAGCCGTCAGCACTTCTGCTTCCGTGTCGAACCTCTCTTGCAATTCTGCCAGATAATCTACGCCAACCATGATGTTAAAATAAGGGTTTTCCACATTGTCCACATTCAGTCTGTGCATACGTTCTTCATGCCATTTTGCCAATACCTGCATATATCCGGTTGAACCCTCACTGCTGGTTGCGTCCCATCTGTACCCGCTTTCTGTTTCAATGATTGCCAGTACCAGTGCATAGTCAACGCCGTTCTGCTTGCAAATTATGTATGTGAATTGCTGCATACATTCCGGGAAGCACCCGCCGTGGTCTGCGTAGTCCTCCGGCACTTCATATCTTGTCCAGCCCTCTAATTCCTCACCGGACCAGTCAAGGGACATAAGGTTGAACGGGTACGGCTCCTGCTGCACTGCTTCCGTGGTCGGCGGTGTCGGTTCCGGTTCTTTGGTATTTTCCGGCAGGCTGTTTGCAGCTGGCTTTACTGCCGCCCCTACTGTAAACACAATCACAACCACTGCCAGCAGTCCTGCTGCAATGTAATTGCCGTATGCCTTAATTGCCCTTTTTATCCTCTTTCGCCTTAATATGCGGCGTATCTGCGGTGTTCTTCCTCTCACGCTTCTTTCCTCCTGTTCTGCCTTTTGGCTTTTCCTTTTTCCACATTTTCAAGTAGATATGCCACCCTGTCTGCTCATAGTAGACTGGTTCACAAGATACAATGTTGTAATTGCTGTATATCTTTCTGAACTCTTCCAGCCCTCCATCTGGTGACTTTGCCAGCTGTTCCACTTTGCGTTTGCTGTATTTAAAATCATTGCACTTTTCTTCCGGCGCTGTCAGATTTCGGCTATACTTCCAGTGGTTTTGGTCACGCTGCTGCTTCTCCCCGCCGTCCTCTCTGGTTACTTCTGGGCGGTCAAGGTTCCTGCTGCTGGAATAGCGTTTCTTTCCCTGCGGGTCCTTGACAATATATTTGCAAAGACCCTCTATGCCGTTTTCATTCATTTGCAGGCGGTCTGCATTTACCCAGCCCAGCTGCTTTATACTTGCTCTGTATTCCGGGTCACTGGTCTTCTTCCAGTTGATACGGTCTTTTGTCCATATCATTTCCACGTCGTCACGGTCAAGTCCACCATTCATAATGATATGGTGGTGTATACGCTTAATGCTTTGACCGTCCTTTGTGTACTTGTATTCTGTTACCAGTATGTATTTAAGTGGTTCAAGTCCCAGTTTGTTTCTGCGGTACGCTATGCGGCGCAGGTAATTTGTCACTATCTTTTCTGCTTCTTCTACTGTGCCCGGCAGGTTCTCTTCACTGTATGTGCAGGACGTGTGCAGGTCCCCTATGCTGAAATTGCCATTGCCTAACTGTACCAGATAGCGTTTGGCGTTCTTGTCGTTAAGGTCTTTTTGCTTTGGGGCGTTGCTCTTTCTCTTTCTGCCCCTCTTCCCTCTGGTTGCCTGCTCTGCTGCTTCTGTTCGTGGTATTATGTCCACTTCTCTATAATTGGCACAGTCTGTCTTCTTCTCTCTGATAAACACCACTGCACTTCCTTTTCTGTCTGATACCTTTTTAGCGTATAAGGGTATACCAGAAGTGGTGGTGCCTATCCCCCATCAATCCTGCTTATTATCTCCATACCAGCATATATATAAATTTATATATTTCGTAGGAATGTTAATACCCCATACAAGCCCGTTTAGCAGGGATAAAACCCGCTATTTTCAAGGACTTTTCAGCCCTAAAATGTTTGACTTGTAACCGCCAATATGGTATAATAAACATGTATTGAATTATTAACATATTGACTTTTGAAAAGCCTTTGATTTTGTGTTTCCGGCACAGCTTCAAAGGCTTTTTGCTTGCCATTTTTACAATGCTCTGTACAACTCTTTGCGGCTCTCACCGCACCAGATTTTCTTCCCATCTTCCGTCTGTACGGTCACTATTCCGTCCCTAAATCTGTACCCGGCAATTATCTTGCCCCGGTGCCATTTACCGTCAAAATAGATTTCCGCTGGTTGTCCCTCGACGTATGGGAAATTATCTGCGCTCATTCGTCCTGCGCTCCTGCGTGTGCTTTCGCACCCGCTTTCAGTAAAT